TCATATTCTTTGCTTTTTGAATGAACTCTGAAAGAACTCCATCCAAGAACCAAGTTGCTGTATAAATTAAATCAGTATCTTTCCACTCATCATACTTTGCTAAGTTAAGTGAAGACAGACAACAAACAAATGAGTGATTTTCGTCTGTATGTAATACGATTTCAGAACAGATATTAGTCATAAAAACTTTCAATCCATTATCTTTATACATTGGTGGGTTTGCATTGTTTACGTTACCTTTAAACATGATATACGGTTCACCTGTTGCTTTTCTCTTCTGAAGTAACTTACCCCATCTTCTTCTTGCTTCAGGTTCACCATCTTCTAATTTTCTCATAAACTTGTTACCAACAACAACACATTGATGTAAGTTCATACATTGTCTGTTTACATCACCTTTTGGTTCTCTGATTTCAATCCACTCATCAAAATCATCATGTTCGATGTTCAAGTTTACAGACGCTGCTCCTCTTCTAACTGCACCTTGGTTTGTAGCAAGGATTGTAGAATCATAAATCTTACAAAATGGTACAACACCATCTGATGTTCCGTTTTGTGTAATGTTAGAACCTGCTGGTCTAATCATGTTTACTCCGATACCTACTCCACCACCGTGTTTAGCAAGTAACATCATTTCTAAGTTTTTGTTACCGATTTCTTGGATTGAATCTCCTACATCGATACCAAAACAACTGATTGGTAGACCTCTATCCGTTCCCGTATTAGATAATACAGGTGACGCGAGATTTAACCAACCTTTCCATATATAATCAAAAAACTTTGAAGCAAGTTGTGGTTTGTTCAGTCTTCTTGCGACTGCTGTAGATACTCTCCAATATGCGTCTTTTGGTTTTTCGTCAGGAAGTAAGTAACCTTTTGATATCGTCTTTACATAGATTTCCGTGTTTGCCCAAACAGGAAAATCAACACCAACTTCCCAACCTAAATTTTCTGCGTGATTTTTCATAACTGATTTTTCTTAAAATATGTCGTCCCAATCTTCACCCTCATTTGCTTTACTGTAGTCAGTAGGTCTGATAGCGAAGAAGTCCGTATGTGTTTGTCCACCTGTTAAGTGGTAGAACCAATCTAATTCCGATGCTGATTCTTCATCATAGGAAGTTATAGATTCTGAATAACCTAATTCTTTGTATTTTTGATTGATTCTTCTTTTGATAAAGTTTTTTAGGTCTTCTTTTTTCAGATTTTCTAAATCACCTTTTTCAAACATTTTATCAATAAATTTTAGTTCCAACTCTAACATAGTTTCCGCCGCCTCTCTAATTACAGGTTTTGCGTCTTCTATCAGTTCAGGATATTCCTGACACATATGTTTGAATAGTTGGATACCCATTTTAGAATGTAAAGATTCGTCTCTTACACTCCATTTCATTTGTTGTCCAATACCTTTAAGTCTATTCCTCATTTGGAATGAATAAAGTACTGCGAAAGAAGAATAAAGTGCTACTCCTTCTGCGAATGCACTAAATATAGCGAGTGACCTTGCTACTTCTTGTCTTGCTTTAGGATTATTCTTTAAATCTTCGTATGTATAATTTGATGATACCTCTGCTAATGCTTCAAATCTATCGGCAGTTGCAGGTTCATGTAAAAATGCTTCAAAATCTTCCAAACCTAATGATTCGTTAAGATATGAATATGCAGTTGCATGAATGGTCTCTTGTGAACCAAACATCATTGCCATTTGTTTTATTTCATGTTTTGGAAACCAATTTGTTACCATTGTTGTCCAATAGTCCGATACTGCACATTCAGTTTGAGCAAATCCAAGCAGAATATTACCAACCAAGTGTTTCTCTTCGACTGACAAATTTTCATTCCAATCCTTGATGTCACCTTGCATTGGAATTTCGGTATGTAACCAAAATGCTTGTGCTTGTTTTAACCAACCTTCTGTATAGTATTCGGGATATTCAAATGGTTTGAACGGTATACGATTGTCAAATAATCCCATATTACTTTTTAATTTTTTTAGTTATACAAATGTTTTAGTCGGTGATAATATATATGATTAAAAATCGATATCACCCGACATTTCCTTATATTTTTGCGCTAATTCTTTTCTTACTAAACTCTCCCCCTGTTTCATCTGACTTGTAGTCTTTCTACCATCAATGGAATCATCGTTGTAAATGTGAATCTGTCCCGTGGAAAAATTAGCTTTCGATGGAAATGTCATACCATCGGGACCAAATCTGTTTTTGATAACATGCCACCTACCTGTACCTGCGAGTTTATCTTCTATTTTACGAGAAAGTGATACAACAAAGTCTGCTGTCATCATCTTTGAAAACGAACCTGCAATCTTAGTACCTGTAATTATGTCATCTTCTGCACCACTTCTATTAATTTGTGATGCTGTATAAACAGGGACTTCATACTCACCTGCCATACCACGAAGGTCTTCGATAATTTCTTCTAACTCTTCGTGTCTTTTTTCTTTGTTAGGACCTCTCAACAAATCTGCATAGTCAACTATTACTACATCAGGTTTTTTATTCTGTAGTATCATTTTATCCATATGTGCTTTTAGAGAAGTTACACTGGCGGTTTTGGTTGGATAGTGTTTTACAACTAAATCACCTGATACAGATTTAACTGCTTTGGTCACATCTTCCATATTGTATTTTAGATTTGCAACTGCAACTCCACTTAATACAGCATCATATCTCTGACCAACATAACCTTCGTTTAATTCAAGGGTATAATGTGCGACAGTTTTACCCTTTTTCATTGCATTTACTCCAATGTTTACTAACGACCACGATTTACCAATACCTGGCGGTGCTGCGAATAAAATTAATTCACCCTTCCCAAAACCACCTTGTGTAATCTCATCAATAACTTGCCATCCTGTTGAAACAACGTTTCTAACAGTATCTTCATATCTTTCAGTTATCATGGATTTGTATTCATGACCAATATCAGAATCTTGACCTGCTTTCATTGCGGTATCAATATTCTTTTTTATCATATCATACTTACCACTTTCTAATAAAGGTACTGAATCTAAGATTGCGTTCTTGATAGATTGATTTTTACAAAAGTCAAGAACTTGTTCTTTTACGAATTCTAAATCTTCACTCTCTAAGTGGTTCCATGCGAACTTTAGGGTATCAATTACTGAAGTTTGTAATACATCTCTTTCAATAGAATTGATTTTGACCTTGAGAACATCCAAAGTAGGCATTTTCTCAAACTCATTCATATAATTTAGAATGGTTCTAACTAACCACTCTGCTGCTTCAGAATCAAAATACTCGGGTTTGATAATATCATATATTTGTCTTGTGAAAGACCTGTCTGATAATATTGCCGATATTACTTTATTCTGAAATGATGTACTAAACCTTGACCCTAATTTTTCCATAGACTATAATATACGAAATTATTTCTTAATATCAAAATTATTTTTTAGATTTGTTTCCAAAGAAGTAAAAGAGTTTCGTAACCAAGAGTCGACATTTGCAAATGCTGTATATAACTTATCATACATAAACATTTTTTTAAACTCTATCATATCCAATCTATTTCCTTCGGAATCCATGATTTCTCTTACGTTTGATTTTATAGAAGAAGATATTTCAGGGTCATGTAGTTGCATTAACTTATGATTTAGTTTTATAGTATCAACATTTTCAATAAGTTTTTGTGACAACTTATCATCACACTCTGAAGAACATTTCTCAATGAATGTGTCTAAAGAAAGTTCATTTTCACCTAAAAAGGTCATTTTATTCTGAATAGTTTTAAGTCCAACACCATTTACACCACCTATATTATCTGATTTATCACCCATCAAACATCTGTAAAATATTAGATTTTGAGGAGTGACTCCATATTCTTCTTTCACCATTTCAGGAGTGTATAGTTTTTTCTTAGTAAGTGCGTAGACAGAAACTCTATCGTTTACTAATTGTAAGAAATCCTTATCTGACGAACAGATTGTAACTTCATTCTTGAAATAATGATTAGAAAGATATGCGATTATATCGTCTGCTTCAACATAATCTATATATGTTAGTGATAAAGGTAGGATTTGTAAATATTCAATCAGTCTACTAAATTGTTTTCTCATCGACACTTCTTGGTCTTCTAAGTCTTCGTATCCTGCTAATCTATTTAGTTTGGTTAAACCCTTTCTACCTTCTTTATATCCCTTGTGTAATTGTTTTCTTCTATTTGAACCACCCTTACCGTCAAATACCACGACAACACGAGTGGGTTTTAATGTACGGATTATTGAGGCAGTGGACAGGAGAAAACCTGTCACACCACCACAATGTTCACCGTCATCATTGAGTGCAGGAACTGCTCCAAAACATCTAATGAACTGATTGAGTCCATCGAGTATTAAAACTCTGTCGTTTAAAGATTCATCTTTTACTTCGTTATGTTCTATACTTACTTGTTTAAGGAGTTCCTTATATCTGTTATTCATCAAAACTTGTTACTTCAACGTTATCAATATTTGCTTCTGCACTCGATTCTTTGTAAGCCATAATATATGAATTACAAATTTCATTGTAGATACTATCTTTCAACTCAGGTCTACTATCTAATAAGTCATCCCAAGTTTTTGCTTGGAACTTTAGTTCCTCACCTGTTTCTTTATCTACATAGGTATACCACGCACCACTTTGAGTTACCAACTTATATGTTTTCATCATTTGTAACCATGAACCATAATTGTCAATACCACTATCAAAGTAGATATCAAAATCAACTGAACGTAATGGTGGACCCATTCTGTTCTTTATCACTTGTGCTCTTGTTTTGATACCAACTACTTGGTCTACTCCACCTATTTTAGATTTAAGTTGTCCCATTGATTTTAACCTAATTCTACAAGACGAGTGGAATGCGATTGCTTTACCACCACTTGTAGTCCAAGGGTCACCGAATGAAACACCTAATCTTGTTCTTAGTTGGTTTGTAAAAATTAAAGAAATTCTCTCTCTACCAATCAAGTTAGTTACCTTCCTCATTGCTTTCGATATAATGATTGCTTTTTGAGTTGCGTAACCTGCTTGGTCATAGTCTGCTGAGATTTCTACTTTAGTTGATGCCCCTGCGACTGAATCTACAACTATCGTAACTAATTTCTTTTTGTCTGAAGACCTCACCGACTCTATAATAGAATCAATGGCTTCGAAAATATCTTCAACTGTTTCAAGAGGGACGTATAACATCGTTTTAATATCAACACCAATCGCTTCTAAAAACTCCATATTACATGCGTTCTCAGTATCTATGTAAACACCAAGACCACCTTGTTTTTGAGTGTCTGCTATTGCATGTGCTGCTAATAAAGATTTACCACTTCCTTCTAATCCTGTAATTTCAGTAATTCTACCAACAGGTAATCCACCATTTGGTCTGTTTGAAATCGCAAGGTCTAACATCGGAGAACCTGAGGACACCCACCCGTCAAGGTCGGTGGGTGTCTGTTCATCCCCATCTAAAAAGTATGCAACTTTGTGGTTGGATTTAAACTTTTTGTTCAGGTTGTCAGCCAAGATTGAAGATAGTTCATCACGAACATTCTTTTTCTTTGCCATATTTAGTCGTTAAATAAGTCGTCAAATGCCTCTTTTACATTACTCGCAGGAGAGGTTGCTTCAGTTTTCTCAGTAACTTCTACTTTAGGTTCTTGTTTCTTATCAGTAACTTCACCTGTATCTAACCATTCTTTCAACATTCCTTCCATTTCCTCATAAGAAACTTTTTTGAATAATGAAGGAAGTTCAATTTGGTCTTTAGCAGTTTCTAATACATTCTTATCTTCTGAGATAGGAGTTGTATTAGGTTTTACTCTGATGTAAGTTTCAGGATAAGTTTTTCCTAACTCTGCTGCTGTTTTGAATTCAACAGTGATATCTCTACCATTTACAGGGTCAGTTAAATCACCATAATCAGGGTCAGCGAAGAATCCAAGAAGTTCTTGGTATACATTCTTACCGAATCCCCAAAACTTAACACCTTCTGATTCCTCACCTCTTACTAA